AAGGGGGCGGGGGAAAGTACTCTACTTTCTTCTTCGCCTTAGGGGGTTCGGCTACCGATAAGAGTATTTTCCTATCCTTGTAGGAGGGGAGTATCTTGCACTTCGAGATGTCAGAAATGAGGGGAACCCCATCGGCGTACCAAAACCCGTCTTTCCAGTAGATGAGTGTGACCTCGGGTCCTATGACACACTCACTATCTGACATTTCTTATCTCGCTTGAATATCGTCAGTCAGAGATAACTTGTCGGTGCGGTCGAGCATAAACCACTCGGTCGAGACAGGCTCAAAGCACTCAAAGTGCTTGAACACCACCTCTTTGTCGAAGTCCTTGCACGAGTACACATCAAGCTGAATAAGACCCGGAGACTCCTCATCCCACACATGGATTGCAATGTGAGAAGTCTCGATAATGCACACGCCCGTCACCCCTCTGTTCCCCTCTTTATCTAAATAAGTGGCATGAGGGCCATTTAGGATATTCATGTCGATTTTAGAAATAAGCTCTTTGAGCCAGTTCTTGACCTCTTCTGCGCTCATGGGGGGCTTCATAACATGAGAGCGGACAACAATGTGCTGATGGACTAGAGCCATATTCTGATTTCCTCAAAGGGAAGGGGTAGGGGGGAGTTGCCTAGTGTGGTGATAAAAATACTATGAGACTACTCTTTCGTTCCGCCAAAATATGCCTTAGCGTGACCCAAAGAAATCATCTTAGAGTTGATACTCTCTCCTAAGTCCGCGCCCTCTGCGGGTACTTCCCAAATCTCTCCAAGCCATCTCCCATATTTCTCCATACCTGCGGTTCTAAGTATAATCTTTTTCCCTAAGATGACTGACCGAAGGTAGTCGCGCGCTTGCACCGCTTTAGCTTTAAGCTCAGGGTCTTTGGACTTCATTTCGCAAGTGTCTATTCCAAGGACTCGAACTTTTATCTTAACAGAGGTAGAGAAGCCCATGTCCACAATACAATCAAAGGTGTCGCCGTCATACACGGAGGTGACTTCTGCGAGGTAGTGATAGAGGGTAGGTATCGCCATTTCTAATCTCCTAGTGTTGGGGGGGGTTAGGTGACGCGATGTGTGTGATAGAGGTATTATTTCAGAGTTTATTTATCCCTATCTCCTGCGAGACTTGGACTCGAACTGGGGGGAGAACCTAGATGAGTTTTGACGCGCAACTAGCACACGCTTGTCCTCACTTCATAAGATATGAGCGCACAAGCATAAGCGGTGGGAGAGAAATCTTGCCTCTCTCCCCTATTTCTGGGAGCGGTATGCTCAAACTCAGAGTAGATGAAGTGGAGATACCCCCAGAGGGGCTTTTCTCTCTAGTGAGCGCGCCCTTCCCTAGTTCCGCCCCCTATAAGATAACCGCCACCTCGAACACCCTGCTGATAGCCTCCGAGTCCACAGAGGTAGAAATAACCTTGCCTGCGAAGATATACTCACAGGCAGAAATGATTTCTCAGATTAGCAAGTCTTTACCCCCCCCTTTTAGCGTGTCAGCGTATGGGCAATCAGTAGCGGTAGAGAACGGGGGGCAGACGAACAAGTTAACTCTGAGTGGGAGTGCTTTAGCGAGGTTAGGGTTCAAAGGAGCGCGCCTCACCAAGAGAGCCAAGACCCTTGCGCCCTCATGGAAGCTCGTTAAAGATAGGACAAGACCTGGGTCTAAGATTATTTTCTCCGACACATATGAACCTCAGGGTCTAGTGGATATTTCCTACCTTGCGGAGAAGTCTTATTGTCGTAGGTGTGGGGGGACAGGGGTAGAGAACGACTTTAGGTTTGATGTGTCAGGGGACATACAAGTGATAGAGGGGTATGACCTACTTTATCAGGCGGTAGCTAAGATACTCTTAACACAATATCGCAGTAACCCCTACCACACTTGGTATGGGTCAACCGCCATTTCTCTTATAGGGAAGAAATCTAACTCAGGGACAGCTCTTGCGCTTAAAGACTCGGTGCGCGCTGCTCTCGATAACTTGGTTAACATCCAAGGACAACAGGTTAAAGTACAAGCGATGTCCTTAGAAGAAAGACTTAAAAGAGTGGTTAGCATAGATGTCACCTCTCTTGGAGATGACCAGACGGCATATCTAGTGAAAGTGGTAGTTGAGAGTATGTCCTCTCAACCCGTTTCTATCAACATCGTGTTTGCGGTGCCAGGTAGCATTCCCTTAGATGGAGGACTCGTATGATTACTATCACAACACCTGACGGGAATAGCGCGCACAACCCCGCCACTTACTCGACCTCTCAACACAACACTCGCATTTATGGTGCGAGTTCCTCTACTTCACTAGAAATAAGATATGGGGGTACTCTCTTTACCTCTAGTGAAGGGGATATAGACATAGATGGAGATGGGTACTTTGTCTTTCCGAGCCCGATTACTTATACAGAGGGCATAGACTTAATCGTTGGGGTTAACACCTTTGTAATCACAGGAAATAACGACCCTAGCTTTACGCTTAATGTCCTCTTAGAGCAGTCTTTGCCAGAAAGACCCGACCCTCCTTCTAATGTAAGAGTAGAGAGAGGGGCTAACTTCGTAGAAATAGTGTTCGCGCACACGGACAGCGCGGTGTCGTTCTACACGATATATGCAGCCACGACCTCAGGGGGCGGAAGTATTGGCTACGCTCAGATTAACTACCAGCCCCTCGACCCCTCAACATATGGTGCGCGCTCTGAAGCAGAAAGCCTCATCGGAGAAATAGCTCTCGACTCGGCTACGGAAGAAGCAGACCCACTCATTTCTGAAGTACGACTAGCTCAGATGGGCGAGGGAGAAGACCTCTCCGTTTCTGTTGTGGGTTCTGTAGAAATACCTGAGGGTACTTCTCGAATAAGAACTAAGGCGACGCTCTACTCAGTCAGCCTCAATACGAATATCAAGTTCCGCCACGATAGAAATGCAGACGCGCTCTCGTCACCCCCTACAATACAAGTGGGCGACTTCACCGCGCTCAGTTCTGAAGAGCCTCTCTATTATGTCGTCACCGCCACTAAAGTTGTCTCAGGTGTCGAAATCGAGTCCCCCTTTTCCTCAGAGGTGTCGGGCAAACCTATCTCTGTTGGCTCTACTAATCTGAGCCTCCCTGCGGTCACAAGAAATATCCTAACACAAGACATGATTAGAGGGATATACTTAGCGCAACCAGGTGTCTCCGTACAAGCAGGCTCAGTTATCCGAGATGTGATTATTGACCCCTTTGTCTCAGAAATGGAGAGGTCTAGGTTTATCCTAGATTTCCTCTATCGCTCCTCTTCGTTCGCAGGGCTGATACAGGTTGATGACCCCCTAAATGAGGGTGCCTCTATCAATGTCGCGGACTCGCAGTATAAGACAGCCCTCAAGAGAGCATTATTTCTACAATCAGACTCTGATGTACAGGCGTTGATAGACCAGTCGTTTGAGAAGCTAGCCTCTAACTTTGGGGTCACTAGAAAGATAGGGACTTTCGCGCGCGGTGAAGTGGACTTCTATACTCTGAAGGTCCCCTCCACAAGCTATTCAATCCCTTCAGGCACAATAGTGTCTGGTGGCGGTGTTCAGTTCGCGACCACCGCGTCAGTATCTATTCCGCTAGACCAGCTCGCGAGATACTACAACCCCATCACTAAGAGATATATTGTCTCCGCTCCCGTCGTAGCGCGAACCATAGGCACCGCAGGCAACCTTGCCTCAGGACAAATCCTCGCAGGCGCGCCCCTCGGTCTAAGTGTCACTAACAGCTCTCCCACTTTCGGTGGCTCAGATACTGAGAATAACAAAGAACTAAGCTCACGCACCCTCGGAGTACTTAGCTCTGTAGACACAGGCACAAAAGCAGGATATGAGCGTATCTCGCGCGCTACCGCAGGGGTCATTTCTTCGTTCGTTGTTGGCGCGGAAAGCCCCTTTATGGAAAGGGATAACGGGCTTGGGGGCAAGGTAGATATATGGATAAGAGGAAGCGCCCCACGCACAGTCACAGATGTGTTTGCCCCTAGCTTCAACTCTCGTTTTGGCACTAAGTTTATCCCCGTCGGGGGCGTAGGCTCATACCGCTTCAGGTCAGTTGATGCCACCCCTGAAAACCCCATTTCTGAAATGATAAACAGAAATGATTTACTGAACAAGTTTGGGTTAAAGAACGCGACCACAGGGGCTTTCTTCGACCTGACAGGCTACACAATAGAAGACTATCGCACTATCGCCCTCAATACGGCTATCACACAACCCACATATACTCTTACTTCTATCATCTTAGGAGACTGGAGAGGCAACACATCGGAGAAGCTCTACCTCACTCGGCAACCTGTCATTTCTGTGTCTTCTGTTAAAACTGAAGATGGGACTTCTCTTGAGGGGTACTCCCTAGTCAATGCAGAAGACCCCCTACAACTAGGAAGGTCGAGTAAAGCGAGCGCATATGTCGTACTCGATAACCCCACAGAAAGAAGTAAGATTATTCAAGTGTCCGATGAGTCCCATGTCATTATAGGGCAATACCCTGAGCGACTCAATAAGCTAGGGGCAGATGAGATTACTATTTCTGTGACCAACCTAAATGGGACTATCACTTACGAGGGACCTTTTCAGTCGGGCACACCAGATTACACTATCTTAAACGAGGGCGGTGGGGTCGTGTCTATCAAGAGAACCACCTCCTCGAATATCGCAGATGGAGAGCAGATACTCATTTCTTATGAGTATCTTGAGAACATCACGATTACATACACCACGAACCTTGTAGTCCCCACCGCGCAAGCGAACCTAGACGCGAATAAGAACCTTGGCGCTGATGTAGTCGTCAAAGAGACAATCCCTGTCTCAGTAGATATAGTCGCAACGATAGTGTTGGAGCGCGGGGTCTCTATTTCTAGTGCAGACACCATACTCAGATATAACCTCACAAACTTCATAGAGAAGGCTATCTTGGGGGGGAAGATATATCTCTCAGAAATAATCAGAGAGATGAACAACACGACGGGCGTGAGCCATGTGAGACTACCTCTCACAAGGCTAAGTGTGGGGGCGGGGAGCTATATACTGCGCGAGGAAATTAACCCTGCGTTGGGGGTATATACTCAACTGAGCCTCTCCAACTCTAAAGTAGCGGTCTGGGCGATTGACACCCCCATACAAAACCTGCCCATAGATGGGGGTGGAGAAATGGGGCGTGTGTTTATTAATGGGGTTGAAGCCACCCTTCTTAACACGCTTCAGAGGACCAACTCCGCTTATTGGGACATAGGGAGAGCCACGATAGTGGGCGCGCAAGGGCTTGGGGTGGGCTACCCCAACACAGCGCGCAAAGTAATCGTAGCCCTGCCTCATGGAATAAGTCCTGTGTCTCAAACCCTTAAAGTGGATTATATTGTTGAAAGCTCCACCGAGGTAGTCTCAGAAATATCCCTAAACGAGTTCTCCTATTTCGTGATGGGGGATATGTCCTTCACTTATGAGGTGGTCTAATGAGTCTCCCTTTCGACACTAGGACTACAAGGGAAGTCATCGGTGGCGCTTCTACGCCCACTAGAGCCTTCAAAGACAGCCTCTCCGAACAAATAGTTAAGAACTTATCCCTCGCCACCCCCTCTAACTATCTTTCTAATCAGTACGGTTCTAACCATAGAGTCATCTACGAGACTATCAGCGCGCTCCTCGCTGACTTTATCGTGGATAATCTCGACCTAGCCGACGACTCCGATTTCTATGAGCTAAGACCTGAATTCTTAGCCTCAAAACTCACAGAAATTATCTTCAACTCAGACACAATCCCTGAGACAGACACCGACCTAGAACTCCGCAAGGCGAGTATCGAGACTCTACTCGCCCTTCTACAAGGAAGCACAGAGAAGTCTATTTCTGAGTTATTACTGAGTCAAGCAGGGGGGTCAAAAGTAGACCTCTCCCAAGTGTCCACCCACGAGGTCAGCTTGCTCAGTAGTGTCCTCGCTTATACGGGGTTCTCAGATTACGAGGGTGTGCAGGCTCACCGCCACTATGCAGTAGCCCCTGAGAAAGGGGTAGGGGCGACACTCCAGCCAATCGGGTACAAATGGGGAGATGACCTGCACACCCATGAAGTCATAGATGGCGTAGTACAGCCCCACACCGATGGACACACCCACACTATCGAGTACGGGCTCCCTACTAATGTAGTCCGACTTCAGAGTAATCTCGCTAAATACCTCAACACCACTAAACCCGCTCACCTCAAAACAAGCGTGGTTTCTACCCTTCTCTCTGAGAGTATCTCACCCCCCTCCGAAGAGTTTGTCACATACCCCCAAGAAATTGGCGAAGTCACCTCACCATTTCTATTCTCAATAAGTCTGCCTTATCAAGACGACATGAGAAAAGCGCGCGGGGGGACTTGGGAAAATGTCATCTATGGCTACTCCTCCTCTAACACCTTCATCGTGTATAGAGGACTCATAGAAATAGGAGACAAGCTACTCACAGGCACACAAGTAAGAAATATACTCTCGTACACAAGCGTGACCCCCTCTGATGGAGAATACTCGTGGGAATTCCCACGGCTCGATACCTCAGGAACAGGTAGTGTCACAGGGGGATATCTCTACGATGACTCCGCAAGCCTATTTCCTTTCGTAGAAGAAGGCGAAATAGTCTTACTTAACGACACCCCTTATTTCTGTGAGCCAAGAGCCGAGGGGTACTTACACTTATCTGCGATTGAAATAACCCTCGATAGCGTAGCTGAGGACACAGGGCTTATTGAGGGGACCTTCCTAGACTACCCCTGGATAACCGCGCCCCTTCGGTATAGGTTCATTGAGCTTTTCGGAGATGGAACAGACGAGATAGAAATAAGAGTACCTCTCAAGAGAGTGCATAAGGGATTACCCCTCCTTGCGGAAGACCTTATTTTTGAGGTGGGCGCGCCAAGTGTCGAGAGGTTCGTAGCGAGCTTAAATAAGATTTATTTCTCCGATGTCGTGGCTTCAGGGGAGCGCGTGTTTGTTGGGGTTCCTATAAGTGATGAAGACTTCGTTAACATCACAGCACTCAATGACACTCGGTTCAGACTCAACCTCTCAAGGACATCTACTCAAGTAGAAACAACCGCGAGTAGGGGGTTCTACACAGGGACTAACACATCTCTCGCGTCACTAGGGCGCTTCACCCCCGCTAATGTACTCTGGAAATCCACCCCCATCAGACCATACTCTGAGGAAGTGTACTCGCGTAAAGTTGAACTCATGGGGTCTCGGACAACGAATACTCCGAGTATGACCCTCAATAACAATTTCCTCTTAAATAAGACCTATTCCCCCCAAGCCACCCCCACAGCTAACATCAGAGGGTACGCCACCAAGAGCGTGCTGAACAGAGATGGGAAAATCTCCTACTCCGACCTTGGCTTCAAGCCCAAGTTTCTTATTTCTATAGAGAGTGGAGTAGTACCAGGGGCAGAGTATGAGGGAACCCTTACGGACAGATATGTTCTAGTGCCGAGCGCGCCCCTTAATCACCCTCTCGTTGTCACAGCCATTTCTGTAGAAGCATATGAGTCTAGTAGCTGGGCAAAAGGGGAAATACTGAGCGAAGGTCAACCTAGTTTTGATAGCTCAGACTCACTCCTAGAAAACGCCTTATCTTCTTTGAGCGCGCCCTCCGTTGAAGACATCATGGATAACCCCAAAGGACTCATCATAAGAGATGGGGCAAGCGACCAAAATAGGGGGATTATTCATAGCAAGACCACTTCAGCTAGCGGAAAAGTGGGGGAGAGAGTTTTCTACTCGGACGAGTTCACCTCGCTTGCTATTTCAGGACTCCCATTCATTTCAGAAATAGAGGGTACAACCGACCCTCTTGTTTCTAGGAGGCCTTCACTTACGCTCAACTCCACCGACACACACATAGGGTTCGACTCAGTTCTAGCGCGCTCTAGGGAAGTCTTACGGACAGATGTGTTCCTAGAACTCATACTGCCCCCAGCCGAAACAGAGGCTTTCGTTGAAGATAGCCTCCCTCTTATTTCTGATGAAGCCTTAGGGGTATTTGCGTGGGCGTTATCGGATAGTATATCCCCCCTAAGTGACGAGGTGGGGGTAAGTATCTCTCCCGTTCTTAACGAGGCACTCCCCTTAATCCTAGACGAAGTAGAGATAGCTACTGCGGTGACTATTTCTGTAGCGGATACCCTTCCTGCTCAAACCGATGACGCGAGCGGTGACTTGGTAGCTGTCTCTGCGTCTGTGGGAGACTCGGTTCCGACTCTGAGCGATGAGGCAGATGGGGTACTCAACATTACGAGTGCCTCTGTGACGGACGCTATCCCCACGATGAGCGATGTTGCGACAGGAGATTATAACACACCCGCAGACTTCACTCTTTACGCCGCGCTGACAGCAAACCAGTACACCGTAACGGACACAGAGCGCGTTATTATCTATACCAGTGACGATTATTTCTCGCGTAGAGGGTCAGCCACGCCCACTTTATTCTCCTCCTTCCCCACTTCAACCGTATATGCCGACTCTAATGGAGCCACACTTCTTACTAACTCCGACACAAGGCGTGGCTTCATAAAGACTTTGGTACAACCTTACACAAACACGACCCCCCCTAGCGCGAATATTAGCTGGAAAGTAAAGGGTGGGAGCGTGATTGATGGGCAGTTTGAACCAGACATCACTTACAATATCTTAGCGAGAACCACATATGACGACGGCGCTCTCTCAGATATTTCTGTGGCGTACCTCTCCGCACCTGACGGGTCAAACACCTTTAGCGTTATGGGAGCAAGCCCCACTTATGTTCAGCTTTACCCCAGTTCTAACGGGTCAAATACTTACTACAAGCACACCTTCAGCGTTGATAACGCAGGGGCGGTCACATTTACCCCAGATAACATACCTAAAGCTCCTGTGTTCTCAGGGTCTTGTCGCGTTTATTTCTACATACAGAATAATGATGGGGGGTTAGGAGCGGGTGCTTCGGTTGCGTCTTCAATCAGAGTATTGAACGGGGCAGGTACTAGCTTTCAAGTACCAAGCATCCATGTCCCTAGCGAAGTCTCTAATGTGTCAGGAACTGCGACATTTGTTAAGAGTACAATTTCTAACACCGACAATGTCTCTCAAGTGAGCTGGATACTCACTCCTGCTACGAACTATAGAATCGTTGTGGATAGGGACTCTGCTGTGGACTTCAAGATATTTATGAGGGTGCGAAGCGGAACAGGAAGCTCAGAGTACAACACCCTCTATTCGTCTGCGGACACCCTTGATTATAGGGGGTTTGATAACTCCAAGAGAGGGGTCATGTTCTATCTGCAAATCCTCGAAGATGGTAATGTTCTTATCACTAACTAACCCCAAAATCCTTCAAAGGAGTTATGATGAAAATCAAAGGTCATGTCGTCGCTACTCTCAGAGATAAAAATGGAAATGTTGTTCAGCGCGTAGAGGGGCCGAACGCGGTAGTGGAAATGTCTAACAACATTCTTATGGATGTGATTTACCCCAAGCTCGGAACTAGCGGTTCTCCTGTTGCGTTCACTACCTCGCGCGCGCAAGGTGCGAATATGACCGCCGACACCACTTACCCTACAGGGTCGAACTATATTGGACACAACTTGGGGGGCTCTCCGAAAGCGGACTTCGCTAAGAATCATATCGCGTATTTGGCTCTTGGAAGCAACTTAGGACAAGACTCGGCAGGAAATGCACACGCTTCTCAGAACGCAGATGTGGGTAGCCCCAACGAGCAGGTGTCTATGGTAGACCAGAGCTTCGACCTTACAAGCTCCGATTATGCCGTTCAGATTCAGACCGTAGAGTTTCCCGCTTACAACCAGATGAGGTTCTCTACCACCTTCGCAACTACAGAAGGAAATGTGCCTGATGGGGTCGCTGAGATAGCCTTATGGACACTAGGCTCAAATGCGGATTTAGATGGGTTTGTGCAGGATTGTTCCAGCACGACTGGGTGTCGTATGTTTGCGCGCAAGGTTCTCGCCACGACTATCAATAAGACGACCGATGGCACCTTAGATATTACTTATACTCTTACCTTCGGTGCCTAAATGGAAATGGCGATTTTGGTGTTGGCGGCGGTTTCTCTTGCGACCCTTTTTGCCCTGACCGTAGGCGATTAGACTCTAAAGCGATAGCGACCCGCGTCGCCCCTACCTCACCTACAAAGTTGGGGGTTGTGTAGTCGTTTCGAGTACTGCCACCTCACCATCTCGGTGTGGGTAAAGTGTTTATCAGGCACACAGCCACGACAAGGAGAACACTATGAGCAGGATACGGGACTTTATATCAAATCCTCAGACTAGCAAGATGGGGTTTGGTGTGGCGTTTAAAGACGACCTCGGTATTAAAGTATTCGGACAAGTGCGCGCAGAAATTACTTACCCTAATGGGGAGAGTAATCTAGTCTTAGCCAAAGACAATGTGTACACCCTAGATGGGGGTATCCTAGCCTCTATGTTATTCTCCGGCGAGGCAGGTGTCTCAGGACTCACTATGCTCGCAGTAGGGAGTGGCGCTACAGGGTCTAGTTCCTCGCCCGATGTCGCTGACTCTCGGCAAAGAAAACTTAACTCAGAAATACAAAGGAAGCCCTTTTCCTCTGTGGTCTACCGCGCAGCCGATGGCACAGAGGCGAGTGTTCCCACAAATGTAGTGGACTTCACTACGGTATTTTCTGAAACAGAAGCAAGTTCAGCAGGACTCACAGAAATGGGGCTTCTAGCGAACACCGACTCAGACCCCTCGGTGACAGACCCCGTTAACGAGGCGTTCCCCACAAGAACTCTGAGCTTAGACCTCACTACCAAAGACATCTTGGTCAACTACCTCACATTTCCCGTGATACACAAACCTGCCGGGGCTGTACTCGCTATCACTTGGCGACTCACCTTCTAATAAGAAAGAGAGGTTGAGGAAATGGCGAACTATATCCCCACTACATCAAGACAGCTAGACGCGAATAAGCGCGCATGGCTGAGTGTCGTCTATCAGTCTGGGAAATCTATCCTAGACTCTGAGCTTAACTTGGCTCAAGAACTCTCTAACGCGAAGAAATACTCCGCCCTCCCTAGTGGGGTCATCTCTCGTCAAAACGAGGGAGTGTTCTCAGAAATAAGCACGCCTAACACCCTCTCGATGAGCGCGTTCACCGCTAATGTAGCAGGCTATGAAGTCTATGTGGGGGGTACTAACTCTAGTGACCCCTCGATTAATCTTATCGAGCTTCCAGAACCCGACTTACAATCAGGAAGCCCACCCGATGAAAAAAGAACCGACTTCGTATTTCTTGAGGTATGGAAAGCCCTTGTCTCCCCGCCCATGCCTTCTAAAGGGTATTTTAGAGTCGTCTATAATGACGACCTCGTCGCAGGAGACACCCTCACCCTAGATGGAAGCGCGCTCGGTGGGGGTATCCTCTCCCTCGTGGCTGACACCGACTTCAATATCGGAGCCACAGGAGCAGAAACAGCTAGAAATATAAGAGATGCTATCAACTCGGCAGATACCCTTGCCGAGATAGGCACCCTCGTCACCGCAGACGCTAAAGGAACAGAGTTTGTATTTCTCTACGCCCCCACTGGGACAGCAGGAAATAACATAGCGATAAGCGTCACTCTGAGTGTGACAGCAGCTATTACTATAAAAGAGTTCGCAGGCGGAACGGACGGCGCAGGACTCTCCGCAGGGGGAGATTTCTTCTTCGCAGGAAATACTCAGAGTGACCCATCTCTCAATTTCGCCAATGACTTAATAGACCCTGAGATGGGCGTGGAGACCACACAGAGGGTTCAGCTCCAATATCGCTTCAGAGTGTTCTCAGGCGTTAACCCCAAGACAGAGATATATGGCTTTGATAACACAGGGGTCTTCGCGCAAGGGGGCAACAACTCCGTAGTCGCAGACTACCTCTTTTCTAGGGCGACAGGCACTTCTGAAGTACGCCCAACAGATGGCGGAACCAACGACTACCCTTATGAGGATGTTGGGTTGTTTTACTCTGGCGAGGGAACCGAAGCGGATGCCACCGCGCTCTCAAGCGTAGATGGATATGTGTATGCGATACCCATCTGCTATGTCTTCAGAAAGAGCGTTGGGTTCTTCTCCCCAAGTCTCTACGCTAATAGCGCGCTCCTCTCTACACACGATGGCACAGTAGGAAATGCGAGCCTCGATATAGGCACTACTTTCGTACCTGATGTAGGAGAGTCGGACAGACCCGATGGGAAGTTCTCAGACTTGATTTATCTCTCGGACATCCTTGATTTGAGGCGGAGTGTCTCCCCTAGTCGTAATACCCCTTCTGAACTCACTAAGCAGTTCCACGCGCTACTAGACAACCAACATAGAACATGGGCTATGGACGGCTCAGACTATTTACCGATAGGACAAGGTAGCGGAGACATTTCTACAACCCCCCTCATCTGTGATGAGATAGGGAGGAGCGTAGCTCTAGGCGGAGAGGGGGACACCACAGGGAGGGGGAACTTCATACGGAACTTTGACCATATCGCCTCTCGGTTCTCTAGCGCGCCTGTCGCTGAAAGACTAGTCTTAGAAATACTCCCTCAAACGGCAATCCCTGACCCCACGCTAGGGGTCATCATCAATCACGCTGTTCCTGGTTATTGGACAGAGGGTGATGAGATAGAAATAGATTTAGAGTATTTTGACGCTACAGGGTACTTCGACTGGACTATGCCTGGGGGTCCAATAAGACCCTCGCTACTCTGGCCTACAGGAACCACGGTTACAGATGTGATTGAGGCTTGGCATGACGATGGGAACTATAACGCCACCGTGAGCCAAACCGCGCATTTCTCAAGTATTACTGGGTTAGGGACAACCACCATTACTCTTACGCTCGACAGAAATCAGACGGCTGTGACAGGGGGGATTAATCAACCTGAATATCCGATGGTGGGGTACACAGGAGTCACGGGGTCAGAGCGCGCGATTTACTTAGTCCTCCTCGTAGAATACCCCGCTGGAGAAGGACTCAGCGCGACTCCTATTCAGAGTTTAGAAAACCCTAGCCCGATTTATGCTTCGGGTGCCGTCATAGAGTACGACAGGAACCAACGCGCTACCGACTCAGAGCCTGCGCCTCCTTTTGTGTCGTTCAGAGAAGGGGTGCGAGAAGTACTCGTAGAAAGAGTAGTCTCGACGAATAAGCAGTTAGTCTCAAAAGACGCTTCAAGTGTTCGACTACCTTGGAAACTCGCTAAGGGGTCGTACACCACAGCAGGGGGCGGTGTGGCAGGGGGAACTGATGTGAACATAGACCCTCAGATTACGGACACTACGACTTCTAGTAGCGTACCTATTAACGCAGGAGCGTCTGTGTATGGGAGTACGGAGTCCTCTCTTGTATTTCAGAGCGCGCTCCCTGCTCAACGACTCTTACAAGTTAATCACTACTCCCTCGCCCCTGTCTCCAACTTCGGAACGGGCTATCAAATCGCAGTCTATTATAGGGCAGTCGCACCCCAGACCTGTGGCACTAAAGCAGACCCCATTTCTACCCTTGTGCCGACCACACTCACGCTCGAACCCCTAGTTATTTCTGAGAGCTTATGGTCAATACAGGCGGGAGCGGGGTCATCAGACGAGAGTTTCCCTTATGCGTCACCCTCGGTGCAGATAGGCGTGTCTCCTAGTATCTCTGAGTACAACGACGAGGGGAGCTTACAGGCGAGTAGCTTTGTGAGCCTACACGACTTTTCTATCAACTCAGGGCTTGTGTCTCTGCCGACACACTTGCCCATAGATAGTAACTCAGAAATAGTCTTGAAGTCGCCTCAGTTGGATCAAGAGGCGAGGGTGGTTTACACTCTAAGCGAGGCAGGGATATACGCCCCTAGTGCTTACTCGAAGAACTTACTTGAGAGCGCGCAACACAAGAACGCGGTTCCCTTACTCGCAAGAGTCAAAGAAGGCTCCACCCTTTATCGAAAGGGCGAAGTAGTCTTAGTAGTTATTTCTAGGCTCTCAGAACCCCTAACAAGCGCGGGGTCAGAGGGGAACTATGTCGCGCTCTCATCAAGCGCGAGCAGGACAATCGCGTGCGTCTATCGCACTAAGAACCTCCTAGTGAGTGGGGAATAAGAAATGCCAAAGTCCTCTAACCCTATTGTTGTTGGTGATGGGGTTAAACCCGCACAAGATGGCTTAGGAAATAACCTCTCGACTCAAGTGACTATCGTTGAGGGCGCGTATGAGGCGAGTCAGATTTCCGCGCTCAATCCATTTAATACCTATCTAGGCGATGACGCTCAGAGTCACTTCGATGACCTAGCAGGTGCAGTTCAAAAACGGCCCCCTTATGTTGGGGAAAGCTCGATTAGCTTTACCGCAGGCGCGCTCTCCTCCTCTATTTCTGGCATACCCGACTGGGGCGTACTCAAGCAGGCAGACGCTCCTATTTGGGAGCGCGCCACGAGCATTACTTTTGAGGGGGTCACAACCAACTCTGAGGATTTCCTCCTCCCCTCAAGTGAGACTTTCTTTTACAATCGAGAAACCCCCCTCCCTCTCGGAATAGAGGGCTCTGACCCTCGCACCGACTCGGTGTTTAATATCATAGACCCTTTGCTCTTAGGGGGCGGTGAGGGCGCGTCTTTCTTGTGTGGTCGAGTGGGCGATGAGAGCATTAATGTAGGCGACCCTAATACTCAGAGAGACTTCCCTCTAACGAGAGCGACTTATGCAGGAGCGAGCGATGGGACTGCCTCAGATGGGTTCACTATCTCAGGGTTCTTATTTCCTGCCGATAGAGGGACTCTCGCGCTCGTGCATTGGAATGGCGATACCGCCACGATGCTCACCCCAGCCTCAAGCATTGAGGACATACGAGAGCGCGTTATCGCTGCTATCAATCTTAATGGGGGGAATAACCCTGATGACCCCTCTATCTTTACGATAGGGGCAGACCAAAGCGCATTTCCTAGCCGACTAAGCGGGCAATACGACCTATACGAGTTACAGACAGCCAAATATAGGTCAGACTTGAGTAATGGGGGCGACCCTATACCTAGTCTTTCTGCGGATAACTCCTTAGGGTCGGTTAGACTCTTAAGAGACTCTAACGCTGCCTACTTCGGTGAAGGCATAGATGTCGTGGACACAACAAGGGGTCACTTGCCCGTCCTCTTTGGCGCGTATGAGTGGGATACAGGCACTTCTGATTGGGTAGAAACAGAGGCTAATTTCTTAGCGTATCGTTTGCCCATGTTAGAGGACTACTCCGCGAGTGGGATACACACCCCAAGAGAAAACAGAGAGCGGTTCTTCAGAGTAGTCCAGCCCGCCTCGACTACCACGCCCTTTTCTACGGCAGGGAACTATGTGACGCTAGGGTCTGACCACTACCCCTCCCAAGTAGCGCGTTATCGCCATGTAGTGAAATACTCAGAAATGGCAGGGGTGTCGGGTTCGGAAGTGGGCAGTATCGCGCTCATTCACTTCAAAACAGAATCTGCCTTCGAGAAACTAGCCCGCGATGGCATAGCCCCCTCTCCAAATGACCTCTGGAGCGTGCGCCTCTTTAACTACAACCAAGGGACAGCAGAAGCTAACACTATTTCTGAGGGAGAGGCATACACCCCCACAGGCGCGCCCACTATCGGAACGCCTATAGACGCTCTCTCTAATCCTATCATCAGACCTTATGTCTATGTCTCAGATAGGAGCGCAGACTCGAAGTTGAGCGCAGACCCCGATGGGAAATATGTAGCCGTCTTTGAGCAATATAACACAGACCTAACGGGGGGGGTATTTCTGAGAGAAAACGGCTACTACACCACTATCTCAGGGGTCAAGTACCTACTGCCGAGGTTCTATAGCGCGTATAGAGAAGATAGCTCGCGTAGCTTAGGGTATCAGAATATAGATGTGCCTATTAATTTCTCTGAGATGGGGGGTCTAAGCCCCTTCGCGAGTCCTTTCTATACTTCGACTTTGGGCGCGCTGTTTGAGCGCGAGTACAAGACACCCCTCAACACGGTGTCTCTTAACTTTAGCGCGTTTACGGGTGAGGACAACCTCTCTGTAGATTGGAGCAATGGCTCAACTTACGCGACTATTTCTGAGAGCTTAATACAGAGAGTGGAAGTACCTATAGACTACATGACGGATGGACTCGATAGTGGGTCAACCCTCAATGCGGTTTCTATGCGTGTTCGACCTCTAGGAGATACAGGACTCTGCGCGTTCTCCGAGGGCTTGTGGTCGAGCGCGCTCATCAAAGACCCCCTCTACCACTACGATGGGCTAGGCATCTCTAAAGTTCTTATTTCCACCCCTATCGAGGACTCTGCGTCTGCTCCTGCGACTAAGATACTCTATCACTCAGCGCGCTTGCTCTCTCTCATAGAGAACTGTGCCACAAGCGTAGTGAACCTCTATGTGAACTATCTCTCAGTATCTAGGACTAAAGACTGCGCGTTCTCTATCTTCAGATATGACGAGGAGGGGTTCAGGGTCTATCAAGAACTCACCATCGAACAACCCCTCGTGCTTCAGAAATGCTCAGGGCTTAACAAAGAGGGAACATTTCCTGTGGTGCAGTTCCCTGACTACCCCACTTACCGACCTGCTCAATATTCTAACTACACTTCAACGATAGACATCAACACCCCTATCGCCACTTTTGAGTCGGTAGATGGATGTTTTTACTACATAGAGGTTCACCCTACAAGTGACTCAAGCTCTAATGCTGATTACTTACAGGTCGTGAAGCTCCCCTCTATATTCACAAATGGCGATAGCGGTTTTGCTGACTATCAAGCAATCTATGACCTACGAGTAACTCAATCTAAACTCTACGAGAACCCCTCAAACTGGTATGAGTCGTATGGGACTTTAGGCTACCTTCTTGGTCGTTTCTTGACCTATGAGAACGGCTATACGAACCATAATAACATAGCTTCTTTTGAACACCCCTATCTACCTGCGCTCGTTGCCTCGGATGACTATGGGAAATGGATAGTCGAAGCCCCTAAGAGTGATGGCACAGAGTTACCCTCTTATGGGAACTTCACCGAAGACGAGCTAGGTATTATTTCTGTGCAGGGTATGTCTGCCCCCTTAGGTTTAACCGTAGTTATCCCTGCTTGGGCGGATAGTGCTTCTACACTAGATAAAAGGGGGTTATCTACGCTGTTTACAGCGCGCAAGGACACACAAGAGAGATTTCTTGATGAGTCTTATCGCATATACCCTAACTTCTTGGGGTTTGATGTTGCGTACTTATACAGGAGTCCTGTGCCTACAGGGTGGGACGCGAACACACAGGATCAACTCTCAGATGGGGGGCTCCCTCTTGGGGTGTCTCCCATAGATTTCTTCGTGAGAGATGACAGCGAAGTGTTGAGTGGCATAAACTCTTTTGGTTCTAATCATAGCGCATCAGGGTATCTCAGAAATGGGCTTCACCTTAATTTCATAGGGGCTAATGACCTTCCCCTCTCAGAGGTGCGCGCGCTACCCCCCATGCCTGATGCTGTCCTCTCAGGGGCGAAATATGGTCAACCTAGAAGGGGTGTGTTAGTCTGTCCTGGACAGACCGACTACACAAGCTCAGACTATATCCCTAACTCAACCTATGACGCTTCGTGGACAAATGACGCGGGAGCGACACCTGCGTTATGGTTCGACCAGCCCGATAACACAGAGCCTGCCGTAGATAGGGTGTACTTCGTGCGCGCTTTTGATATGGCGTTTAGTCGAAGCGGAACGACCGAAGAAGTAGAGGGTATTTCTACGATTAAGTTTAGGGTGGTTGGGCTGTCCTTCGATGAGTTCTCAGGGGTAGATAGAGGCGTAGAAATTCAGTTCAAGATACCTGGCAAGACCGCGTGGTTAGATTGCGCGAAGTCTTATGGGTACGGAGACATCACGAGCGCGGTTCGCGATGGCGCAGGGTGCCTCGTGTCTGCTAGTGATAAACTCCTAGTGGATGAGGGAGTCATTTGCTGCGACTTGAACCTGAACCTGGGACAGAACTTATTTCTGAACTCAGAAGGGGAAGCTACTGTACTGGTGCGCGTCATACACCACATGACGAGCGCAGGGCGCGCCCTCGACTTTGGGGTGTCAGGAGACACTAAGACCCCTATCAGAAACAGAAGGGGTCTGATTGGACTAGAGGTGCTAAGAAATTCAAACGGGGAAAACTTTGATGGAGATGAGACACATCTCGTTAGAGAAATAAGTGTCAGTCTTGTGAACCTAGCAGACACCTGCGCGCTCTCTGACGATGGTGCAACAGGGGTCATTCCTACTCAATACTTAGGGTTCTCCATCGTAACGAGGACAACGACCCCTGTAGAAGGCGAGGGGTTCAGCGTCTATAGGGCAACAGGCATTTCTGATGTGTCATATCCTGTAGTAGTGGAAGACCCTGCGTTCGACTCGATGACGATATACAACTATTCTGAGCCTATGCGAAGGATGGTCTATCCTTGGGATATTACCGTTGAGCTACCCTTCCTTTACGGCTATTTCCAAAGTGTAGAGCCTGGGGTCTATACTATTTATGCGGTGACAACGGTAGACGAGAACTTAGACCCAGAGCTGAACATCGCATTCGAGGTGAACGACTCTCCCGTCCTATTGGCGAGCGGTAGTCTTACTTACACTAACTTGCTGAGTGGTGACTTAGGCACCTCAACTTATCGCATACATGAGCTTACTATAGGGACAGACCTTTCTGTGAGTCTTAACCTAGATGTGGACACAGGAACGCGGTTAACCCCAGGGGACTTGAGGACAACTACCATCTACTTACAAGGTAGAAATGCGACGACTTATTCTGATGAAAGCACTCCTGAGGTCACATTTAGTCTATATGACCTCACAGCGGGGGCAGATGTTGTTTTAGGGTTAGGCACGGACACTAAGTGGACACTAGGGGTGGGAAATACCATAGCGTATTTCGAGGCAGACCAGGCTTTTGAGAATAGCGCGGACACTAAGTCCCTTGAGTGTTCTCTCAGGGTAGGTCGTAGCTACAAGATGACCTGCACAGGCTCACATATCGCGAGCCTAGAAATTAAGATGGCGGTGGACACCCCAACTACAAAGTGGTCTGTTGGGGCATATGCACTCCCAACAACTACGGTAGGGGGGGACTACACTCAGCTTATGCCGAGTGGGGGTAACGGGAACACCTACGAACACTATTTCTATTTAAGAGATGATGGGTATCTTGTGTTCGAGTATAGACCCGACCCCATTTAATAGGAGAGCTTATGATAATCTACTCTAGAAAAGACGACACGCCCATACAGACTCTGAGGAGCTTCCCTACAGGGGTATCTATTTCTATGAACGGCAAGTATCTCTTGGATTTTCCGGACACCTTTGAGGTGGGAGATATGTCGGACACGCCATCTAATATTGCGGAGAATATCATCAAGCCACAATTCTTAGTGGAGTACCCTTCCTATGATTATGTGGTGTATAACCCTTTGCTCAGTTCAGTTGGAGTGTTCGACACAACCGCGCGCTATCCTGCGCCTACTGGGAGTGTCCCCTCGCGCTGTAAAATAGGAGACACTCCCAACACTTGTTCTATCCTCAGAAATAATCTTGCAGCGGGCAGACCCGGAGTGGGGATTACGGAGGAAATAGATATAGCGGGGGAGACTGACGATGGTCTTGGTCGAGAGACTTATCTCTTGTATTGGCGCGCGGTCACTAAAGGGGTGAGCCATGATGTGAGTCCTGTAGGGGACTCTACTGAAAACACCCCTGCGCTTGTGACTTACTCAGAAATGGAAGACGGCGCACAATACTCGGTTTATATCTCAAGCGATGGGGGTATCACTTATCAGAGGATAGAGAAACTCACCCCTTTCTCGTTTAGTACGAGGGCTAACTCTGTAAGATTAGCCTTCATAAACGAGGGTGATAGCGACCTCTACATACTCTCGTATGCCCTAATGTTCTGAGGAGAAAATAGAAATGGCAGAGAACTTCGGTACGGGAGTGTCTAGGGTCTTAGAAGTACTAGGACACCAAATTTCTAATGTTGTCTGGCAAGCTGGAAAGCCCCCTCTCGACAGCGAACTGAACTTAATGACTCAGGTGCAATGGGAAGCCCTCGCATCTAGTCTGAGAGGTCAAGTGCATAGTGGGTTCTTGCTCGACCCCACGCGCGCGAAGGACGACTTCACTTTCTATGAGCGTTCCTCTAACTTCTTTGAAATGAACAGGAGCGCGGAGAGCCCTCTAATCGCGGTCGTAAATGGGTGGGTCATCCCTATCTTGGGGACAAACTCTGAGAACGGAGTCTCGAACGAGATACTCCTCCCTGCACCACCAGAAACCGATGCGCGCACCGATGTTGTTTTCCTAGAGGTGTGGCGCGCCCTTCTTTCACCTAGCCCTAGCACCACAGGTAAGCCATCGGCTACCACAACATTTAAGTATGGAAATGTGGACTTCCTAGAGAGTACGCACACAGACGAGATGATAGACCCTGCGCTAGGGTTCGAGA